CGAATACGGGCTCTAATCATTTTTAGACGACCCATACGAACAACATTTGATTCATCAACTTGTTCAACTTCTTCAATGTTTTTCAAAGCTTCGGAAAGTTCAGCAACATCATACTTTGCGGCAACAATTTTTTTTGCTTCTACTAGTTTTTGTTTTAGAATTTCCATAAACGATTCAGAAAGATTTTCAGATGCCTGATTTAGATCTTCTGTAAAAATTGATTCTACTAATTTTTTTGTAGATGACATTTTATTAATTCCTATCGAATGTAGAATAATCGTCTGATTGCTTTCTAAAGTCGGCAATAATTGTATATGAGCAGCCGGTCGAAGCAAAGTTTATTGTCTGTAGTCCAACATTTCCGTTAGCTCCAGCTCCAGACGCATTGTTTGTGATAACAATACCGTCTCCACCCTCTGCAAAGTCCATTTGTCCACAACCAGACAATGATATTATTGTTTGATTTGGCGTACCCGCCCAATAAAGTTCAACATACCCATTTCCCGCAGCTTGACCTGGAGCAATATCGTAGATTACCTTTTTTAGTGCTAGACGATAAATTGATTTGCGATCAGTTCCTGATCCAAGAAGTTGATTATTTGCATTTAATGAAAAATTAAGGGCTCCGGCATCAATTTTAATTACTGCTGCTTCGGCTGTATTTCCTGTCCACTTATAAACGACTCTTCTTTCAGAATCAATTAGTTTTTGTGATGTATTTGCCATTTTTTATTGCCCCAAATCTGTGTGTGCGCCATGAGAAAAGGCTGCAACTTTTGCAAAATTAATTTTATCTTTGTTTACCATTTTTTCAATTTTTGTTTTATTTGATGCACTGACGCTATTGTAAAGATTAACAATGGACTGAGCAGTCAATACATCAATTTTCATACTAAGACTATCTTGAAATGTAATTATGTCAGGTTCTCCGGAAGAAACAATTTGCATTAGTAAGCCTATATTTCCTTTAGGCATCCATGCCTCATGAACCTGCATAACATTCTTTTGTGTCATATCTGAATATGGAATAGAAACATATTTGTCAATCTTGTCTGCATGATATAAAGCAACTTTTCTTCCATCTGGAAAAATACGAATAGCTTTACGTTTTAAGACAATCATATTTGGCGGATCACTTTTAAAAGATGCAGCCTCGACGATGATTTCGTCATCGTTAAGTTTTTTTGCCTCTAAAAGAAAAGTGCTTAATGTTTTCATTTTAATTATAATTACTTGTTTTTAAAAAACTTTTTACCAACTACAATTTTTTTATTTTCAAGAAGATCAACAGCTTTTTTTGAGATAGCAGTTGCAACATCTTCTTTTAAAGTATTAAATTGATCATTGTAAATATTTTCTACAATGTTTTTTACAATGTCTTTGCTCATATGACATTTCTCCGATCTTTAATGATTCTTAGTATATTATTTAGATTGGATTTATTTTCCATTTTTAGCCCAGTTTTCACCATGTTGTCTAAGGAATTTTGTTGGGGCTGTGTTGCATTTTCAAATCCACTATCAACATCTATTTTCTGAGATTGATCTTCTTGTGAGGTTTCTAAGTTGTTAGGATCTTGTTGTTGATCCACTCCCATTGCAGCTTGTTGTGCTTGCTGCATTTTTTCCATCTCTTCTTGCTCTTTTTCAATTTGACTTTTAATTTCTTCAATTTCGTCATCTGTTTGGTTCAATATGTTTTTACGAACCCATTCGATTGAAAAATACTTACCAATATAAGGATCTGCCAACTGTAAAACACCAATTCGATTCTGGATTAATTCTGCTTTTTTTAATTCATCAAAATTATTGTCTGTAATGTAATCATAATAAATGTTTTCTTTAAAATAATCCCACTCTTCGACGGTGCAAATACCCTTCAATGATAGCTGCACACGCAAAGCTTCATCAAACAAAGTTGAAAACTTATTACGAAGTCTAAACACAAACTTTGAAAACTTCAATTCGTCCCTTGTAATTTCTGATGTGCGACCAATTGAAAATCCTTGTTGCATTTCAAGTCGAGAAATAGGAATGCTCAGTGATTTGTATAGCTTACGTTCAAAATACTTTACATCTTCCATTTCACCAAGATTTTGACCACCCGGAAGAGTCTGAATTTCTGTACCCTTACCACCTTCACGACGCGGCAACCAAAAGTCTTCAAGCATTGATAGATGCTTGCGATCATCTCTAATTTCGCCCGTACTTGAATCATACACAAGCTTATTACGATACTTGACCATGATGTCGCGAAGATATTGTTCAGCCTTGACCTTGGGCAAGTTACCTACGTCGATGTAGAATACGCGACGTTCTGGTGCGCGAGATAGACGATAAATGACAGTTGCGTCTTCGACCATACGCAACTGATTTAGTGGCTTGATGGCTTTGTGCAAATATGATAGAACCATTGCACGACGAGAATCCATCAAACCAGAATTCACGTTGACAATTGCGTCTGGCGCAATTCTCATACCAAGATTTGAATGTGCGCCAATAATACCACGTTCATTGTAGAGATAGTATTCGCGAGCTGTCTTGATGATGTCGCCGCCTGTTGCAGGATCTTTTGTCTTTTGAATTTCACGAACTTTACGAATACGTCTTGGATCAATATATCTTAGTTCTTTGATACCATCTCTTGGTCTAGTTTCATCGATGACGACATGATAAAACATTCTTCCATCAATGTACCAACGACGAAATAGTTCAGAGCCCATGTTACCAAAATTTAACATTCTTAGAATGTTTTCAAATTCTTCACGAATTTTCTTTTTTATAGTATCAGGTATTTTTATGTCATCAAGATTGATTGTTAGAGGTTCTTCATGACCCTGCATGACAATTGCTTCATTGACGATGTCATCAATTGCAGTTTCAAGTTCTGGCTGCATTGCCATTTCACGATAGCGTGTGATGAGTTCAATTTCATTTCGAACAACGCCTTCCAAATCGACATAGGTGCCAAAATACGCTCCAGTTTGTAGCGTAACGGCACCGTCGTCGTTTTGAGGAAGAGCAAAGGATTTTTCAGTTATATTCTTTACATCCTGTTGCTCTTCCTGCTTCTTGGTTTTTTCATTTGTTATTTGAAATCCAAATAACTTCCAATTAGCCATTTACTTTTCCCTTCAAAAAGATCATGATATAAGAGTAGTCTACTATTATCCAAATGGTCCAGAAGTTTCTGTTGAAGTGGTAGGTACAGAAACAGTTGAAGATCTAGGAATTGTTGTATCAGACTCCCAGTATTGATATTGAAGTGTAACCGCATATTCTTCAATAGTGTCGTTTGCACCCCAATCAAGATCAATAGGTGAGATGTCAATTGGAAACGCACCAACAAGTTGATAGTTTTTTATGATTTGACCTCTTTTGCCATACTGAATTACTGTTGCTGGTCTTGAATAAGAGGCAGGTGTAGCAAATGTAGAATTTCTTCTATTTGAGAAGTTAGCATTAATTCCCTGCATCCATTTCTCAAAAGCATTTCTTACTTTAAAGTTTTCATCATTGATGATTGTCATTGTCCAATCTGGGAAAGTTCTATTTCCAGCAAGCTTAACTTCACGACCAAAGTAAGGAACAATTACAGAACCGATTGAAGATCCCGGAAGTTGAGCAGCTCTACATGTAAAAGTTAGTAGTGTAGAATCCGCAGTTCCTCCGGCTATGGCTGGGAATGCCATTCTAACTTCAAATAGATTTGGTCTTGCACCATCTCCAGTTAGTCTAGCACGAAAATCTGTTATATTGAAAGGCATCTAGAGTACTCCTATTTCTTTCTATTTATTAGAATCTTCCAACAATTTCGTCAAACGCCACACCAGTTCTAACAGCAACAAAGTTTAACTGAATGAAGTTGATTGAACGTGCAGGCTTAATGTAAATATCACCCACAAATTCGTTACGATCAATTACTTCAGGTGTATTGTTTGTTTCATCACAGACTACTCTATAGTCATAGATACCACGACGACCTTGAACATCTCTTAGGAATGGATCTACAAGAGAAACGAATTGTGCTCTTGTAAATTCGTCATTGAATTCGAATAGAGAATACTTTGCAGCAGTAGCTATAGCTTTTTCAAGCACGATGAATAGACGACGAACGTTTATTCTATCAAATGCGGAAGGCTTTGAAAGCATTGTCTTATCGCCAAACAACACAGTACCTTCTCCAGGGAAGGAGACAACTGGATTTACACCAATCTTGTATAGATCATCCCTATTGGTCTTGTTTGGATTCCAAGATAGTTTTACTACATTCTTTATTTGTCCGCGATTTAAACCAGCTGGCGAGAACCAAGGATCGCGAGTAGAATCTGTACGAACGCATAGTCCAGCAATGTCTCCGTTTAGAGGAATCCAGCGATAGACGTTGTTGTATTTGTCAAACATGTATTTCCATGCAGAATCAAATACTGCGTAAGAAGAAGAGCGATTGATATTCGTGTTCTTTTGTGCTGTTATTGCAGTTACTTCGCCACTAGGATTATTAACAACGTTTGCAGAAGCCGGAGATATAAATGCAACGCAATCTTTTCTATATTCGGCAATGTTATCAATTACATATTGAGCAACAGTTGCACTTGCATCACCCGTAATTAGTAGAGAAACATCTACTTCATCAGCATTCTTTAGTCTATCCCATGCAGTCTGTTTGTTCGCATCAGAGGCTGCTGTGTATGCACCACCAGAAAGAGTTGTGCCATTTGCCACCCCTGCACTCAAGCCACCAACACCAACGTAAGTTACGCCGCTTGTTGCTGCAGTTCCCCAATTTGTAGTATTTGCTGGGTGAGAAAGCCAGTGAATGTAATTTGATTGAGAAGCAATAACATCAGGATAGAATAAGCTTGATCCGTCCCAATTTTTTGCATCAGAAGAAACAGAAAGATTTTTAAATGTTTCAAGAACAGATCCGGCAGCATTTGTACCTGCAGGAGTGCCTCCGGTAGCAATTAGACCAGTCGCATCGATTACTACAACGTGAATTTCATCATTTGCCGCTCCTCTTGAAGCAGCATATTGAGATGTTCCTGGTGCAGAATCAAAGAAAGAACTATATGCCCAATTTGAAAACAAACTTGCATTACCGGCCGGAAGATATGCAACTTTAATTGAATTCCCTAGTGTACCAGCATAACGCGCAGCCACGCCTATGAAATTTGTGTTACCCCAACCTGTATTTGATGTCGTTGTTGCTCTATAATTGTTAAACCATTGATCGTTGTTTTCAATTAATAGTCCTGTTCCATTTGCCGTTGCATTTTTTGATGATGAATTGATTGCACGAACCAGTCTAAGATTATTTCCATAAGCCAAAAAGCTTGCTGCAGTAAAAAAGGAAATAAATGAAGTATTATCTGGTTTACCAAAAAATGATGCAAGAGTATTTTCGCTATCTACAGTAATTACTGTATTTGCTGGACCCCAACTAAAATCGCCGACAAAACCGCCGTTTGTTGTCGAAACTGCAGGAATTACAGTCGTTAGATCAATTTCAGTTGTAACTACGCCCGGACTCAATTGAAAAGCCATTGTTTACTCCTTTCAGAAGTAGAGAACTTTGATAAACGTATAGTATTATTTATAGAAACCAGATTTTTCAAATCCGACTTCTCCAGTCATACTCATAACTATCTAATGGGGCTTTCAATTTACGTTCTTCTAACCAACTGCGTTCAATGTCTGCTACTTCCATATTTCTATCGTTTATACCATCATCAATAATACCAAATGGTACCAAGTCTTCTTGTGATATATTTAGTTGCTCTTTTTGAAGAACAGTACGAATGTCGCCGCTTAAAGACTCTCTAAAGTTTCTTTGAGCTATAAACCAAGCAAAAAGCACTAGAGTCATGGCAAGATCATCATGGCTTCCTTCTTCCGCGGCAAAAGATTCACGAGTCGCAACAAAAGTCATCAATTCCATGATGGTATCTGAATCCATGATTAGCAACTTGTCACTTTCAATTAGGGTTTTCAAGTTTGAACAACCAATTCTTTTTGTAGCCACAGATGTCTTGACACCAAATTGTATCTTCTTTGTATGTCCAAATGACATC